AGATAAAGGAAAATGATGGAACTGATACACCTGCATACTATAATAACTATGTAGGTGGTAAATTCTATAGACCTGTGGAAGAATATTATGATAACGAGTGATAACCTATATGATTTAAGTACAAATGTTTCAAGTAATTCTTTATATGATTTAACAGATAAAGATGGACATAGATCTTTATACATCTCTGTTGTTTTACAAGCTATACTAGCTCTATCTAAACCTAAAACTAAGAGTGAAGATAGTTCTGTTCAGGTATACAGAGATCAGGCTCACTCATGGATCTTTAAAGATGTTGGAGTTACTTGTGAAGATTTTGAAGAGATATGTTTCTATGCTGGACTAGAACCTACTATAGTAAGAAAGTTTGCTACTAATGTAATTAACTCAGAGGATGTAAGCAATGTCAGAAGAAAGTTCCAAGCCCTGCTCTAAGCCACTTGATAAACAAGTAGGTGGTAATCATTACAAAGACTGTGGTATACAACCAGTAGAATATATACATGCGAATAAGCTTGACTACTTTGAAGGTAATGTGGTAAAATATATAACTCGACATCGTACTAAAGGTCAAGGTAAGAAGGATATCGAGAAAGCAATACACTATGCACAACTAATCTTAGAATTAGAATACGAATAAGAAAGGAAAACATTAATGGAAAATGAGATGCACTACGGTATGACACTCCCCATATCTGAAGAGATAGATGCAGTTAAGTATAGACAAACAGGCGAAGACTTCTATAGTAAAGTTGTACGTATAGCTGAGTCACTTAAAGATACACCTGATCACTTTGAGAACTTCAAGGATGCGCTTAGACATCTTAGGTTTCTACCTGCTGGTAGGGTACAGAATGCTATGGGTGCTGCTCGACAAACAACTGCATATAATTGTTTTGTCAGTGGTACTATAGAAGATAGTATGGATTCTATCATGGGAAGAGCTACTGATGCTGCTGAGACAATGCGTAGAGGTGGTGGTATAGGCTATGACTTCAGTAGGCTACGTCCTAGAGGTGATCGTATTAAGTCTCTAGACTCTAGAGCATCTGGTGCAGTAAGCTTTATGCAAATCTATGATGCAGTGTGTCAGACCATAGCATCTAGTGGGCATCGTAGAGGAGCGCAGATGGGTGTCTTACGTATAGATCATCCAGACATAGAGCAATTCATTACAGCTAAGAATGATGGTACTTCTCTCACTGGTTTTAATATCTCAGTTGGTGTGACTGATGAGTTCATGAAATGTCTTAAAGATAAGAAGCCTTTCCCTCTACAGTTTGATGGTAAGGTACATGAGGAAGTAGATCCTGCTGCTCTATGGGATATGATCATGCGTAGCACATGGGATTGGGCAGAGCCGGGAGTGTTGTTCATAGATACTATTAACAGAATGAATAACCTTTACTACTGTGAGACTATTGAAGCTACTAATCCATGTGGTGAGCAACCTCTACCACCATACGGTGCTTGTCTTCTTGGTAGCTTTAACCTTACTAGGTATGTAACAGAAGGTGAGTTTGATTTTAGTTTGTTTACTAATGACATACATAATGTAGTCAGAGCTATGGACAATGTTATTGATAGGACTATCTACCCTCTGAAAGAGCAGGAGAAAGAAGCTAAGAACAAACGTAGGATGGGATTAGGTATTACTGGTCTAGCCAATGCTGGTGAGTTATGTGGTATGCCTTATGCTTCTCCAGAGTTTATGAAGTTTACTACTAAAGTTCTTAAGATACTCAGAGATTATTCCTATGCTGCAAGTTCTACCTTGGCACAGGAGAAAGGTTCATTCCCACTATACAAACAAGATAAGTATATAGAAGGGGAGTTCTTCAAGACACTAGCCCCTTGGGTACAGGAGCAGATCAAAGAGAATGGACTACGTAACTCTCACCTAACTTCTATTGCACCTACTGGTACAATCAGCTTGACTGCTGACAACGTAAGCTCTGGTATTGAACCACCCTTTAGCTTGTACTATGACAGAACTATTCAAGAGTTTGATGGTCATCAGATACAGCGTGTAGAAGACTATGCTTTCAGACATGGTGTTGAAGGTAGGACTGCCAACGACATTAGTGCAGATGAACATCTATCTGTGTTGTCTTTAGTATCTAAGTACATAGACAGTGCAGTATCTAAGACTTGTAATGTAGGTAGTAATGTAAACTTTGATGAGTTCAAAGAGTTATACTTCAATGCTTGGAAGCAAGGCTGTAAAGGTATCACTACCTTCAGAGCAGATGGTAAAAGGTACGGTATACTTAATGAAGTTAAGGAAGAGCCTAAAGTTGAGGCTTGTTTTATTGATCCAGCTACAGGTCAGAGAGAATGTGAGTAAAAAAAACTTGACAAACAGAGAAAAGTGTAGTATAATTATAGTATGAAATGCCAATAGTGGGTTTCATACTATCTTGCTTATTAAAGGAGAACGCAATGAACTATACATTAACAACTAACAGACCTAAAGCTATGTCTGAATTTCAAAGTTATAAAGATTGGGTTATTGGATATGATAAAATATTCCAGACCATGTTAGCCTCAACTACCAATCAACATAACTATCCCCCACACAATTTAACTGAGAATGGTGAAGGCAAGTATACAATTACTATTGCCGTAGCTGGTCTTGCCAGAGAAGATATAAAGATATCTCTTGAGGATCAGAACCTTACCATATCTTATGACAGTAACCCTTCGCAAGAAGAAGATACTACTATCCTCTATCAAGGTATTGCTCATCGAAGTTTTACCAAGGTGTTTCATCTTGCTGAAAGCATTGAGGTTAAGGATGCTGTTATGGATAACGGTTTAATTGTAATTGAACTGGAGCAGAACATACCAGAACATAAGAAACCTAAATTGATTGAACTTAAGTAAAGGAAATACTAATGAGTATTAGTAAGGAGAAGAAGGTTAATACAGTTTTTATAGGATACGATCCTAAAGAAAAGGTTGCAGCCCAAGTTCTAAAATATTTAATTGAAGCTAACTCACCAAAGGATATCATAGTTAAGTTTCTACGTAAAGATATCTTAGAACATATGAATATGTTTAATCGACCTTTTGAGATGGTTAATAATCAGATGATTGATTCGATAGATCAGAAGCCATTCTCTACTGAGTTTACCTTTACTCGCTTTCTAGTACCTGCCTTGATGCAGTACGAAGGGTGGGCATTGTTTATGGATTGTGATATGTATCCCAGAACAGATGTCAATGAGATATTTGAGGAATATAACGATGAGTTCTATCCTTTGTACTGTGTCAAACATGAGTACGAACCAACAGATAAATTTAAAATGGATGGCAGAGAGCAGACTAGATACAATAGAAAGAACTGGTCTAGCCTTATGCTATGGAATTGTGGTCATGAGTTGAACAAACAACTAACACCATTCATGGTTAACAATAAGACAGGCAACTACCTACATACATTTGGTTGGTTGCCTAACAAGAACAGTGCTATTGGTGCTATGTCTGAGGATTGGAACTGGCTTGATGGTCACTCTGATCTTGCCATTGATCCTAAGATGGTACACTTCACAACAGGTGGACCTTGGTTCCCTGAGTGGAAATGTCAGAGGGAGAAGGATGGACTGATGGCAACAGAGTGGAATGGTGATTATTCTTATTTAGTATTACATGGAAAAGTAGATGAATTATAAAATAGTAACAGCCTTCAATGAGAGTTACCTACAACATAGTACCTTTCATTTATTAAACGAGTTCAAAGAAAACTGGGAACCTAACATAGAATTTCATTGTTACTATTATGATGTTGATCTAGCTAACTACTCCCTGCCTAAAGCTAAGAACATATTCTATCACAATCTTTTAGAGATGGAAGAAGTTACGAGCTTTAGAAAGAACTTTCCTCAACATAATGGTACTGAAGGGGGAGCTATACAGTACAATGAAATCTTAGATGCACAAAAGTTTATGCCTAAAGTTATAGCACTTACTGAGTGTGCCTTTGAGAATGCAGATAGCTGGTTGATCTGGCTTGATCCTCTGGCAATGAACACTAAAGATATATCATTTAAAACTTTAGATAGTTTATTTCCAGAACATTCTGATAACATTGACTTGATAACTCTCAAAGATGATCACTACTTCATGGCCTTTAACTTAGCTAGGACAACACCTGTTGAATTACTAGGTGATTTACGTGGTGCTTACACATCAGGAGAGTTCTTGAACTACAGGGAGTGGCATGATGTCTTTATCTTTAACAGACTAAGGACTATCTATACTGCTCATGGTATGAATACCTATGAGTTTACTGAACATAACTCTCCAGTTACTGAGCTTATTGTAAACATGGGAGACAAGAAGAACCATTCCCTTAGAACTAAGGATGGTAAACGTATCTTTGAATTGTCAGAGACACAGACATCAGGAGATATACTTCCCAATAGATACAAGCAGCTTGCTGATCTTATACGTTTCTATAAACCTAAGACAATACTAGAGACAGGTACATGGAATGGTGGTAGGGCTATTGAGATGGCACTTGCATCCTTCAAGAATCAAGACAGTGTACACTACATAGGCTTTGATCTCTTTGAAGATGCGACTATCCATACAGATCATGCTGAGTTTAATGTTAAACCTCACAACACAATGGAAGCTGTAGAGAAAAGGTTTGCTGAGTTTGCTGAACACATGAAGGAGAAAGAGGATAAGACTTTTACCTACGAACTAACCAAGGGTAATGTTAGAGAAACTCTTGATAAGTTTGTTAAGACTGAAGCACTTGATGAAGTAGACTTTGCTTTGATGGGTAGTGGTAACAGTATTGAGACTACTCAAGTAGAATACGAAGCATTTAAAAATATACCAGTGGTGGTGATTGATCATTACTTCACTAAAGAAAGTGATGAAGATGAAGCAATGCCTCCTGAAAAATATCATGGAGCTAAGAATGTATTTGATAGCGTCAAGACAAAGATGGTTGATACGGAAGAGAAGGATACGGAAGGCTGGACAATCTTTGAGGAAGAAGATAGTGTACGCAAGTACATCCTGCCCTCCCAAGATAAAGTGGCTGGTGGGGGTCATACTCATCTCTGTCTTTTTCTTCATGATACCAAACTAGAGAACATACCTAAAGAGTTAAAGAGTGTACCTATCATAGTACACCCTAGAGACTGTGTACCTAGAGATTATATTAACAACAATATCAAGACCAACATGACACTGATTGATCCTAAGAAGTGGGTGACAAAGCATGATGCACATCGACAGACTGCTATCATGGTGTCTGCTGGTCCTTATCTTGACTATGGTGCGCTTCATAAGTTTGTCAAGGAGAACCCAGAAGCTAAGATGTTGGCAGTTAAACATGCTTACCCTCATCTGATGGAGCATGGTATTACACCTTGGGGTTGTATCTTACTAGACCCTAGACCTATCACGGGTAAATCTACCCATAACATAGTACGTAAGGATCTCTTCAAGAACATAGATTTAAATACTAATTTCTTTCTTGCTTCTATGACTGATCCTTCTGTTACTAACTTCATGATTGATAAAGGAGTTAAGTTGTTTGGTTGGCACGCCTTCACTGATTCTCTTAGAGAAGAAGGTGAGCAAGGTCAGCAGATACAGAACCAGCAGGTTAAGATAGCTGAAGAGCTAGGCATACCTCAAGGTGCTACTATGATTACAGGTGGTACTTGTGCTGCTATGCGAGGTATTGGTATGCTACATACGATGGGCTTCAGAGACATACATCTCTTTGGCTTTGATTGTTGCAGAGATGAGCCTAGCAAGGAAGAGCTTACTGAGACTACAGGTGACATTGAAGGTGGTGAAATACCCAAGCCTAAGTACATGCAGGTGACTGTAAATGAGAAAGAGTACTGGACTACAGGTGAACTACTAGCTATGGCACAGGACTGTGAGAAAGTATTCCAGGATGATGGTCTTGAAAATGCTTTAACATTTCATGGTAAAGATACTATGGTAGCAGACCTGTGGGAAATATCCCAAAGTAAGAAAACAAGACCAGAGTTTGAATGATTTTACAAAAGAATGATATAAAATATGATTCAAAGTTAAGCAGGAAGAAACCATCAAAGAGATATAAGAAACTGCTGGAAGAATATATTAAGATGCATTCTTCTGCTAAAGGAATGTTTAATGGTAAAAGTTTAACTAAGTTTATCTACATCATTGATAACTTCTTACAGAGTAATAACTGTAAAACTTTATTAGACTACGGTGCTGGCAAAGGTACTCTCTATACTGAAGAGTATGCTGAGTTACTACCAGAGTTAGGTAAACCTCTGAAAGAATACTGGAATCTTGAGGTAGCAGATCGTTATGAACCTGCGATACCTGAGTTTAATCAGTTGCCTTATAGACCTTATGATGCTATCGTATGTACTGATGTCCTTGAACATGTACCTGAGAGTGATCTAGGATGGGTAGTAGATGAACTAATTGAACGTGCAGATAAGATGCTCTTCTTAAATATAGCTTGCTATCCCGCACTTAAAACATTTGCTGATGGAAGCAATGTACATATCTCTGTCTTCCATCCTAATACATGGATAGATTTTTTCTGTGACAGAATCAAAGGCCGTCCTTTATCTATCTATCTTTTCTTTGATGTCATGAATGAGAGTAATAAGAAAGTTACTCTTGAAGGATTTAAGATAGACAATAAACCAAGAGTAATAAAATTACAAGAGCAGAAGGAGGAGATATAATGTTAGGTATAGCTGAATCAGTTATTGGAGTAGCAGGTAAAGTCCTTGATAAGTTTGTAGAGGACAAAGACCTGAAGACTAAATTAGAAGCAGAGCTAAAGACACAGATGGTGTCACTAGATCTAGCTCAAGCACAGGCAAACATAGAACAAGCGAAACATCCTAGTATATTCGTTGCAGGTTCTAGACCAGCTATCATGTGGATATGTGCCTTTGCTCTTGGTTGGCAGTTTATCTTTGCCCCTATTATATCTTGGGGATTGGTAATCTGGTATCCAATAGTAGAACTACCTAGCTTGCAGACAGCAGAGCTTACATCACTTGTCCTAGCTCTCTTAGGATTAGGTGGAATGCGTAGCTTTGAGAAAGCCAAGGGTGTGCAACGAAATAATATGAACAGACGATG